ACCAAATCAAGGGTTGCTGCGAGGGATGCTGCGAGAGCTTCAGAAAAAGAAAAACAAGTTGCACTCTTAATGAAGTACATATGAGAATTAGAAGTAGTAAGTCGTTCACCTTGCGCCTAATCCACAATGGTCGGGTCGGGTGCATCGTGGACAACAAGAATGAAATGGATGCTATCATATCCCTCAAAGATGAGGAGATGTTAAAGAACGCACCCAACTCTGAATTTTATGATAAATGTTATAATTTTGTTTACACATGGGACTAGATGACTACACTATTGGGTGGAACGGCAAGCCAGATTACCCCGAATTTTGCAACGCTTATCTTGAGTATGCTACTTGCAATGGCAAAGAACTATCTGACGATGAACTTGAGAAATGGGAACAGGATAATCCTGAAGCCTTTTATGAATTAATTTATCAATCTTTATTATGATAGGATACACATCAACAGAAATGCTATTAGCCTGGCTAGATTTAGAAGAGCTGAGTGAAAGTACACCCAACAATCAAGATTTTGGTCGCGCTGTTCGGCAATACATTAAACAACACAGTGCTAAAACCCGCATAGAGTATGGAGGTTCTTGATTACATCCGAGAGAATAAAGTTTTCAAGCAGAGGTATATTGCTAACGAACTATGCATAAGTCATGCGCTGTTGTCTCAATACCTAAACTACTGGAAACCGATTCCAAAATTTAGAGAAAAAGAATTAGAATTAATTATGTCAAATTATGGATACACAAAGTAAACTGATTGCGGAACTTCAAATTAAGTATCCCAATCTCAATGATGATCAGTTTCGTGCTGAGTTTATCGCCAACCAATTTCCAAACCGATACTCGTTCAATCAGTATCTGTTCCGACTATTTGAGTCGAACATTCCCAATGATATCGAACTCAAGCTACGTAGACACGGACTAAACAAGACTATTAAGTTTCTTTCACTACGTCTTAGCATTCTTCTAGAGCAATCCTCTCTTGAGAATAAGGATAGATTAATTAAATTACTTAAAGCTGTTGTTGATGGAAAGCAAGAAGAAGTTTAGTATCTATTCTAACAATGTGAAGATTGCGGAAGTGGTAGCCCACACTAAGTGGGAAGCTGTTGATCGCTACGCTAATAAAAACAACCTCGATAGGAGGTACTTAAACCTAAAGGCAAAATGAAATACATTAAAAATCCAACCATCCTACCAACGTCATTCAGTTATCAATGGGAAGATGAAGTGTGTACGTTAATTTGGGAAGATGAAGAACTAGATCAATTCAAAATAACATTTGATACAAGTGGTGATAATGTAGTATTTAATACAGAGAAACTTTCATTTCTAACATTCACGATTCCTTCACTCATAGAAATATCTGATGCTATTCAAGAAATCATAAGGGAATATGAAAGCTAAAGAAGTAGAAGAGTTTGCCCGTAAGCTATCAGATAGCTACGGCATACACCTAACCAAGTCATCAATGTTTAATCAGTTGCATCGGATAAATCAGCAGAAGATTCGAAAGAAGGTCTACGAACTGCAACAAAATCTATCAATAGGATGAAAGTATTAGTAGCTTGTGAAGAAAGCCAGACAGTAACAAAAGAATTTAGAAAGTTGGGTGTTGAGGCATACAGTTGCGATATCTTACCTTGCTCTGGTGGACATCCCGAATGGCACATACAAGGTGATGCTATTGCGGAAGCCTATAGTGGTAAGTATGATGTTATGATTGCTCACCCACCATGTACATATCTTGCTGTTAGTGGTGCTAGATGGATGTACAACAAAGATGGTACGCGAAATGAAGAGAGGTGGAATAATCAACAAGATGCACTTGAGTTTGTGCGGAAGCTGTTAGATGCTCCAATTAAACACATTATGGTAGAGAATCCTGTTAGTGTTATATCCTCACAAATTCGAAAGCCAGATCAAATTGTACATCCTTGGATGTTTGGTGACCCATTTAGTAAGACAACTTGTTTGTGGTTAAAGAATCTTAAACCGCTTGTACCTACCGATATTGTAGACAAAGGAGAATTTAAAGAGGGCATAAGAAAAGATGGCACAAAATATAGAATACCAAAGTGGTATGATGAGGCTCGTAATTCAAAAGACAGAAAAGGTACGAGAAGTAAAACATTTCTAGGGATTGCTAAAGCAATAGCTAATCAAATATATAATCAATTATGAAAGTATTAGAATTATTTGCTGGCAGTAGATCAATAGGCAAGGTAGCCGAGGAACTTGGTCATGATGTATTCAGCGTGGACATTAAAGACTTTGAGGGTATAGACCTAGTTAAGGATATTGAATATCTAACGCCTGATGACATACCATTCATCCCAAACATGATATGGGCAAGCCCACCATGCACAACCTACTCCATTGCTGCTATTAGTCATCACAGAGATATGGGTACACCAAAGACCGACTTTGCAGCCAAGAGCGACAGGCTAGTTAAGAACACCTTATTCTTGATTGAATACTATAACTGCATATACTACATAGAAAATCCTAGAGGTTATCTTCGTAAGATGCCATTTATGCAAGATATGGAAAGGGTGACCGTTTGGTATTGTCAGTACGGAGACACTAGGGCAAAGCCCACAGATATATTCAGCAACAATATCTACGGTCTATGGAACAAAGAAGGATGGAAGCCTAGACCGCAATGCCACAATGGAAACAAAGATTGTCATCACGAATCAGCACCTAGAGGATCACAGACAGGAACTCAAGGGTTGAAGGGTAATTACAATCGAAGCAAGATACCATATGAACTATGTAAAGAAATACTCACAGCATGAATTTAGAACAAGCAATACTACTAGCCTACGGAGAGCCACTCAGTAACGAGCAACTATCTCAGCTAGACCTTGAGCAACTGCAAGCTGATATTATGGAGATTTATTTCCCGCGAAGGGATTAAATTATTATTCCTATATTTGCATCGGGGAGTGTGACGAACACTAAATAAGATCTTTCATAAAAGAACCTCGCAGTGTCTCTTCATACTCCCCGCAATGAAGCGTACTTAAGCGGGGTTTCTTTTTTCCCCGCCACATAGAGTGGGGTGTTTTGAAACAGATTGACCTCGCAGACCAAGGCGTTACAGGGTCTAAAACAATCTCAATTATAACGAGTTCTTTGTAGGTGAAAGCTAGGCAATGTCGTCGAACTGACAACCTAGGTCTGTAATGAAGAGGGTCTCAGCCCTATCAGATTAACCTACAGAAATACCGAGTTGCCATGGACGAATAATCTATTTGTCCCTAACCATGGCTGACAACACAAGCTGAGTTTTTTAATTTGTGTTTAACCCCTTCCTCGGTAGCTAGTCTAACGCCAATACTTGCAGGGATATACCCCTTCATTAATAGAGTTCGTATGCACTACATCGAAATAAATATATCAGACAAGCAGAGGCGAGAGGCGTTCAGTCTCTATCCCTTTTCCAATCTTAATAACTCTATCATGGAGGGCAGAAGTAATATCTACGGAGCATTGGGGGAGGTAGTTATCAGAGATTGTTTTGGCGGGAGGATAGTGGGGGACTTCAACTACGATTTAATCATCGACTCCCTCCGCGTGGATGTCAAGACTAAGAAGACCTCAGTCAGACCCCGACCAGACTACAACTGCTCGGTGGTACATCTAAACCAAGACTGCGACTACTACCTATTCGTCCGCATCCTATCCGACTTAACTAAAGCCTACCTACTTGGCTACCTATCCCGAGACGAGATGAGACAGAAGGCTACCTTCAATAAGAAGGGAGAGATTGAGACACACATCTTCAACTTCAGAGCCGACTGCTACAACGTAAGGGTCGACAAGCTAAATGAATTTAATCACAAAAAGATCTGCAGAGATAAGGTAGAGTATTACCTTCGCAGACTAAACCCAACACACACACATGATAACTTTTTTCAAGAACGCCTACAGCGATGAGGCGTACTATAGATCAATAGATTTCGCACTTGACCGCATAAAGAATGGAGCGGCCAAGGATATGGTACTTAAGATAAGGAATGGAGAGTCTGATAAGATGCTCCTTCCGTGTGTGGTGTTTAGTGGTTTACTCGAGCAGGGGCGTAAGGACTCAAACCTTACGACCCACTCGGGGTTTTTCGTCCTAGACTTTGACGATTTAACCGACACCCACTCAAAAAAGAATCAGCTAAAACAAGACCCCTACATCTATGCCGCTTGGGTATCTCCCTCGGGCAATGGGGTGAAGGCTCTAGTTAAGTGTCTCCCAAACATAGAGAAGCACGAGGCTATGTTCGTAGCTTTCTCCGAGCGTTACCCCGACGTAGATATGTCGGGAAAGAATCTGTCTCGGTTATGCTTCGAGTCCTACGACCCTGATATCTACATCAATCCCTACGCCAAGAACTTCGATAGAACCAAGACACAGGAGCAGGCACTACAGGAAAGGCAGGAGAGGATACAGGAGAAGTCTCAGCGTCCGCTGAAGACTGCCGTAGCTATGATTCAGTCCGCACCCGAAGGCGAACGTCACAACACTATTCTGAAAGCCGCACGACTAGCGGGAGGGTATGTGGCAAGTGGAATGCTAGACGAGGCAGAGACCTTAGACGCTCTGAAGGAAGCGGTCCGCAGTAAGAACTTTACTAAGTCTGAACTATCTATAGAACTAAAGGCAGTCGAGGATGGGCTTGGTCATGGTATGAGAGACCCACTACTTGAGGCAAAGAAGATTGAGAAGGAGCAGGAGTTTCTTGTGCGGGAGGATGGAGAGTTTGACTTCATTGCCAGCGACCGAGAGATGGATCAGTACATACAGAGCGTAGTAGATGGAACACTAGCTATGGGACTATCCTCCAACATCCCAACACTAGATAAGCATTGGATGTTTAAGTTCAATACCCTTGACTTCTTTGGTGGGGTAGACAACGTAGGTAAGTCCTACAACGTATGGTATCTAGCTACACTTCAGGCGATGTTCAATGACATCAAGATAGTTATCTACTCAGCAGAGAATGGAGATGGCGAGGTGAAGAAAAACTTAATGGAGTTCTACATCGGCAAGAGCATCAAGCAGATGTCGTTAGATGAACTTGACCTAGCCCAAGGATTCATTAAAAATAATTTTAAAATAATGACGAGCAAGAAGCTGTACACATTTGCAGAACTTCTTCTCCGATTTGAGGTGCTGTATGAGCAGGGGTTCAGATATGACCTAGCTATCATTGATCCTTACAACTCACTTGATGTTCCTAGAGGAATGGACGAGCATACCCACGACAAGAAGGTAACTAATATGCTCCGAGTATTCAAGGAGAACTATGCTACCGTATGGGTATCAGACCACGCCTCATCCTCAGCCGCAAGAAACAAGGACGCTGACGGGTTCGTCAAGGTTCCTTGGAAGAGTGAGATAAGTGGAGGACAGATAAAGGCTAACAAGGCAGATAGCTTTGCCATACTACACCGATACATCAACGACCCCGCCCGGGAAAAAATATCTGAGTTTCATGTTCAGAAGATACGAAGCAAGGATACAGGCGGGAAGCCGACCCCATTCGATGCGCCAATAAAGTTTGTCATAAACGACAACCAATGTGGCTACACCTGTGACGGGATAGACCCTGTTGCAGAATTTTGGGGTAGAGAGAAGCCACAGAAACGCCTAGATGGATGGGCGGATATGGAGGCTACAAATTTGGGAGATGTCCCTTTTTAATTTACATTAGCAAACTCAATTAATTTTATTATGGAACAGAAAGGAACCAGTAAGGTAGCTACGGTGTCATCCGTAGGTGAATGGAAATCTGATAGTGGAGTGCTGTATTATAAATTCTTATACGAATTTGAGGATGGCACTAAGCTGACTGCGAGGCACATAAAGAACTCGCCAAAATTTAATACGGGCGAGGAGGCTGAGTATGAGATTATTAAGACTACTCAGTATGGAAACATGGGTAAGGTCAGTAAAGTAGGAGGCTACAACCCGTCGGGTGGACGAGCCTACAAAGGCAGACAGCAGTCATGGTCTGAGTCCATGTCTATTACCCGAGACGCTTGCTTCGGTGCGGCGTGTGACTACTACGCAAAGCTTGGTGGTGCAGATGTTAAGACCATCACCGCACTAGCAGACCGATTCGTGAAGTTTGTAATTCACGGGACACCCGAAAAGGACTTCGAGATGTGGGGAGCGGAACACAAGAACCTAATCCACCGCAACTCAGTTATCAAGAACGTAGTGAAAGTGGCAGACTCAGAAGATGACTGCCTTCGATATGCAATGGAATCAATTAAATATATAAACCAATGAGTGACGGAGTATTTTTTAACGGAATGAGGGCGTACAAGCCAAGTGAAAACGCCCCTAAATGGGTCATCGCAAATATTGTGGTGAGCAAAGCTGAGTTAGGTAAAACTCTAGCTGATATGGAGGATGAGTTTCGTTTGACCCTGAAATTATCTAAGGGAGGAAACTATTACTTTGGGATAGATGCTAAAATGGATGCTGAAAAGGAGGAGAATATGCCTCCAAAGAAGCAAGAGCCTGAGGTAACTGAGGACGATCTTCCATTTTAATATCCAACACACGGGGGTGGGACTATTTCCACCTCCGTTTTATTTAATCAATATGACTATAGAGGAAGCAAAAGATCTGATTGACGAGATGACCTACTACCAACGAGTGTTGAGGAGGTGGATTCGCATAAAGAGTAAAGGACAGCAGAGGGTAGACATACAAGATGAAGATGTTATTAATGTTGTCAGCGATGTAACTGGTATATCTAAGAAGGATATTCTTAGCACTAGCAGAAAATCTCAAATAGTATTAGCTAGAAATATAGTTATGTACCTTATGAATGTTCAACTCATGAAAACAACACAAAAAACAGGGGCGTTTGTAAACAGAGACCACGCCACCTGTATCCATGCTGTTAAAGTTATGAAGGGTTACATTGATTTGTACAACAAGCATAATGTCGATGACATGGGTATAGTTAGTAAGCTAATAAAATGCGAAAGATTGCTCGAACTAAGATCTATTAAATGATTGTTTTTGATATTGAGACTGACGGGTTCAACCCTACCAAGATACATTGCCTTAGCCTTAACTGGGGAGGTAAGATAATATCTACTGCAGATTATGACTCTATGCGGAAGGTATTTTTACGGGAGGATGTTACCCTTGTCGGACACAATATCACCTGCTTCGATATCCCCGTAATAGAAAGGATACTTGAGATAAAAGTAAAGGCAGAGCTAATTGACACACTAGCCCTATCGTGGTATCTATACTCAGACAGAAGTAGTCATGCACTAGCCTCATGGGGAGAAGAGTTTGGTGTACCAAAACCAGAGGTTGAGGATTGGGAGGGATTATCTTATGAGGAGTATGCCCACCGATGCGAGGGGGACGTAAAGATTAACACGCTTCTGTGGAAAAAGATAGACGAAGACCTAAACAAGCTGTACGATAGCCCCGCAATTAAACAATCTCTGATAAGATACCTATCCTTTAAGATGCACACCGTAATGCTACAGGAAAGGTCGGGCTGGAAACTAGATGTAACCCAAGCTGAAAAGAGTCTAGCTGAACTAGAAGAAATAAAAGAAAAGAAAACATCTGAACTAGCCGAGGCTATGCCTGAGGTAGAGAAGGTTGGAACTAGGACTAGACCCAAGGTGATGTACAGGAAGGACGGATCTCTGTCTAAGAACGGACACAAGTGGCTTGAACTTCTACACAGAATGGGGCTACCGAAGGAGACCGAAGAGGTTGAGGTAGTGGTATCTACAGAACAGCCCAACCCCGAGTCCCCTACACAAATAAAAGACTGGCTACTATCTCTAGGATGGAAGCCTCAGACATTTAGCGAAGGAGCAAACGGAAAAGTCCCTCAGATATACACACAAAGCAAGGATATTTGCCCCTCAGTTCTAGCCATAAACCACCCCGCCATAGAATACCTAGATGGACTAGGCGTTTTAAAGCACCGTATAGGCATTCTAAAGGGCTTTCTCAGGGATGTTGAGGGGGGAAGACTACGGGCTAGAATATCGGGCTTTACATCGACTCTGAGGATGCGACATAAAGAGATAGTCAATTTACCAAAACCTTCTGTTCCATACGGAGAGCTAGTCAGGGGAGTACTAATCGCAGATGACGGATGCGAGCTGTGCAACTCTGACTTAGCCTCTCTTGAGGACAGGACTAAGCAACACTTTATCTTTACCTATGACCCTGAGTACGTCAAGAGTATGATGGTGGAGGGCTTTGATCCACACCTCGACCTCGCTGTGTTCGCTGGGGCGCTGACAAAAGAGCAGGCTCAGGCACACAAGGACGGCAAGGAAGACCACGGCAAGATAAGACATCAGTATAAGACTGTGAACTATGCCGCCACCTATGGTATCGGTGCGGCTAAGTTGGCTAAGACCCTAGACATACCTAAGTCTCAGGCGGCAGGTATCATTGATGCGTACTGGAAACGTAACTGGGCAATCAAGGCATTCTCTGAAAGCTGTACTACTAAATCAGAACTAGGTAAGACTTGGATTAAGAATCCGCTGAATAAGTTTTGGTATGAGTTAAGGAGTGCGAAAGATAAATTTTCCGCAGTAAATCAATCTGCCGGGGACTTTATCTGCTACCTTTGGATTAAGAACGTACTGAACAAAAGACCACAGCTAACAGGAGCGTACCATGATGAACTAACTATCTGCGTTAAGCAGGGACATCGCCCTCAGGTAGAAAAGCTTCTGGGGGAATCAATACAAGAGGTAAATAAAAAACTAAAGCTGAACCGAGAGATGGATATAGGCATCGGGTTTGGGCATAGATATTCAGATATACACTAATGCAGGACATAGTAAAAATAGAGGAGACATTGAGCCAAGACGTAGACATTTCCACGCCATATCAGGTGATGAAAAAGATAGAGCAGTTGTCTGCCCTTATGTCTAACGTAGTGCTGTTAGCCTCAGACACAAAGAGATCGTTTGACGTTGCCCGCAAAGTAATGTTTGATGATGGGGTCATAAAAAAGAGTGATACATCTGCCCATGTAGAGTCCCTACTTAGTGAGGAGGCATATGCAAGAGATTATTGCGCGGGACTGAAACAGGCGATGCAGATTAGAATCACATCATTACAATCTATATTATCATATTTAAAATCAGAACTAGATGCACAGAGATAACAGGAAGTATATTGCGAAGAGTGATAAGTACACGGGAGTGAGTCAGGTTTATCAAGATGGTAAATACAAATGGTGGGCAAGGTGCTATGTTGACTACAACAGATGGGAGAAGTATGCTGACACAGAACGTGAAGCAGCTATAGCATATGATAAGTATATGATTAAGATAGGTCGAGAACCTGTTAATGTTCTAAAACCTAAAGCT